TTGGGTATGGCAAATGTTTCCCTTGAGCAGGCTCGACTTGCTTATGAGGCAAGTCCAAACGAGGAAAGATTAAAAAATAATTACGATTGGATAAAGGATCAAATAGAGGGAAAAGTAAAAAAAAAAATCCCTAACATCGTCCACTTCATCTACTTCTATGGACCAAAATCCAGAGAGTTTAGTTACATAAACTATCTGGCTGTTAAGGCCGCCTTTGACGTCCAAAGGCCAGACAAAATCCGTTTCTATTATAATGAAGAGCCGTCCAATAACTCTAATTGGGAGGCTATGAAGAAATATGTTGAGATGGTAAAGATAGACCCTCCAACAGAAATAGGCGGAGTGTTTGTCGGAGACTGGCCTCAGAGGTGGTCGGACATTGCTCGATTACAAATATTGAGTGAGGCGGGCGGGATATATTTGGATACAGACTGCATCCTTACCCGCCCCCTTGATGACTTACGGGACAATGAATGCGTCCTCGCCGGCTTTGTCGGCGACGTATCAACGTCTGAAAAGCATAAAGTTCAGTCTTGTTCTGCCGGAACAATAATGGCCGAGCCGGGTTCTAAATTTATACGGATATGGCTAGAGAGACTGCCGGAAGGATTTAGGAGGGGGGAGTGGGCCTGGCAGGTTGTTGATCTTCCTGTCCAAATTTATAAGGAGCACCCAAATCTTATCAAAATGTTGGACATGGAAAAGTTTCTTCCATTTGACTTTAATGATTATCGTATTTTTGATGAAAATTGGTCAGATGGTTTTACAAATGAAATAAAAAGTTCTTACCTTATTCATTTGTGGGACAGTTTGTGGCAGAATAGGCTGGCAGAAATTAACGAAGAGTATTTGTCTACAAAGACTAATGCTTTGGCGGGCCTATTAAGGCGGTTCGTTTCCTAACAATGAGATTATCATGGAACCTCAAACAATCATTAACTTAGTTGCTGGCTCGGTATTAATGGTTGTGGGGTGGCTGGCAAGAGAACTCTGGGTGGCGGTTAAAGAATTGAGGGCAGACCTCCACCGAATTGAGATTGAGATGCCGACCAATTATATCAGACGAGACGAGTTTTCTGAGGGCATGAAAGAAATAAAGGAAATGTTGCGTCAGATATTTGATCGCCTTGATAGCAAGGTTGACAAGCATTGGAGAGATAACGGTGCCAAATAATATTCCAAGGCAATCTGATTGTGCAAAATTATTTGGTAATCCAGCCGCTCCTGGCTGGGGCAATGACCATATTGTTCACGTTGAGACGCCTTGGCAGTTAATGATGGGAGACATTCACATCCCATACATAAAAATTAATAAGATTGCCGCCGAAAGCCTCAAGCGTGTCATTGAAAAGACTTGGGACGCCTGTAACAAAAGCACAGACAAAATCCATCAAATACATGCCGACCAATTCAGTGGAGACTGGGTGATCCGTCAAATGAGGGGGCTGCACACGACGTCAATGCACGCTTATGGGTTGGCAATTGACTTTGATGCGCCCCATAATCCTTTGGGATCAAGCCACGGCTTCTTTACGGCTCAAAACCCTCTCGTAAGAGCTTTTGAGTCTGAAGGTTGGACGTGGGGAGGTTCGTGGTCTCACAGGCCGGACTCAATGCATTTTCAATATGCCACGGTAGGTTAATAGGAGATAGATATGAGCCTTTTTTCTAATATTACTGGATTTTTTTTAACTACAGAAAAAGACGTTGTTAAATTTGCTTCCAATGTTTGGGCCGAATTGCCCGTATTGGAAAAGGACATCTTAAAGGCAGCCAATTGGATTGTTGGTGAAATTCCTACTCTTACGGCGTCAATTGCCACAGCCACGCCAATTGTTGACGCCGTTGTAGGGATTGCTGATCCTACCATATCTACCAAAATGGCTGCTTTAAACACTGCAATGGCGGGTCTGAATGCTTTTGCTGCTGCTGTTCAAAATAAGACTTTGACTGCCGACGCCGTTGTGCAAGGCTATAGTTCCTTAAAGGCGGCCACATCAGCGGCTGCAGACGTCGCCTCTACGGCGGCGCATATTGTGGCGGTAACGCCTGCGTCAACCTCAAAACCCGGAGCTTAAAATGCCAATTCCTGCGTTTATTGAAAATTGGAAAACTTCAATTCTTGGTGTTGCGGCTATTGTTTCCGTTATTGCTAAGTGGGTTCAGGCCGGACAGGTAGACTTTTCCGACTTTAATAGCCTAGCCGCAATTATCGCTGGCATGGGTTTAATTGTTGCGAAAGACGGCAACAAATGATGTGGGGCCCTGCTGTCCTATCAATTCTTGGCCTCGCTCCGTATTTTCAAGATGCGGAGACAATTGTTACTGTAACAAAAGACGGATACGAGGCAATCAAGGCAGCAAAGGCTATGCTTGATAGCCCCGAAGGAGAAAAGTTTAAAACAGCGATCAAGGATGCCATTTCTGCGACCCAACATGGGATGGTAGAAAAGGCCCAGACGACAATAAGTAAGGCCGATGAGGTTTTACATCCAACCATTCAATATGCGGCTGGAAACTATGAATGGGACAGTCTACAGGGCTGGGTATGGGTTCCGTCAGAAGATTAGCAACTTTTTGCTATTTTGTGATAAAGTAACCCGCCAAACGCGGGGATTTAAATGACGACAGGTCTTTCATATAATGGCACTGTAGCTGGGACGACTAGTTACGTTAACCAAATTGCGACAATGGCTGTCGTCGACCCGTCCGATACGGCCTTTTTAACGATACTTCCTCAGTGTATTACATATGCTGAGAACCGCATTTACCGAGACCTAGACTTTCTATTTAGCTCGGTCTCAAACACAAGTTACTCTGTGCCGCTTGGCAGTAGGATAATATCTGTCCCGTCTGGGTCTGATTTTGCGCAAGGGGAATGGGGCGGCGGCGTTTTAGTCGTTGCAGAGCAAATAAATCTTTTGACGCCGGCTGGATCAACAAACCCAGATTCATCTACTCGCGTGCCTCTTTTGCCGACAACAAAAGAATTTCTTGACGCGGTTTATGGGGCGTCTTCTTCCACTGGGCAGCCAAAGTATTTTTGTCCGTTTGACGATTACACTTTCCTTGTTGGCCCATATCCAGACGCGACATACCGAGTTGAGATTGTGGGAACATTTAGACCTGCGAGTCTGTCTTCCACTAATACGACAACATTTATCAGTCTTTATCTGCCCGATTTATTTATTATGGCCAGCATGGTCTATATTGCGGCATATCAACGAAACTTTAGCTCTACGATGGGGAATGACCCCCAAATGCCAATTAATTATGAATCGCAATATATGGCGCTTCTCAAGTCTGCTCTTGAAGAAGAGACGAGAAAGAAGTTCGAGGCATCCGCGTGGTCATCACAAGGCGCTTCAAAATTTGCAACGCCTACTCGTGGTTAATATTATGCAATTTAAAAAACACAACAAATGCGGCAAAACAAACAAAGAGCATGACGAGCTCGCGCATTTAATGTTGGGGGCCGTATAATGCCTCACAGCACACTCAAGCTCCATGCGGGCGTGGATGAAAATAGGACGCTTGCATTAAATGAGGCGGCTGTTTCAACTTCTAATTTAATTAGGTTCTTTTACGACAAAGAGGGGCTGGGACTCGTCCAGAAACTTGGCGGGTGGGTTAGATATTTCCCCACGGCTCTTACTGACATTGTTAGGGCGCTGTGGGCTTGGGAAGATACTAACGCAAATAAATACTTAGCTGTTGGGCGGCAGGCGACTTCAATATCTGGTGACGCGCTTTCAATTATTAATAATGGTTCTATCTTTATAATTACGCCGCAAACAAGAACAGACAATGTTTCCTTAAATGTAACGACTACTTTAGGGAGCGCCAGTGTCGTTATTTACGACGCAGGATCAAATGTCGTAAATAGCGATTCCGTTTATATACAAACGCAGATAAGCGTCGGCGGCCTAATTTTATTTGGATTATACCCATGCACATACTTAGGCCCTGATCAATATCAAATTACAGCAATTGACGCCCTCGGAAATCCCTTACCAGCAACAAATAGCGTTTCATCAGGCGGCTCTGTCCCCGTATTTACTTTTGCGGCCAGTTCGGCCTCAGTAAATGTTAATTTAAATAATCATGGTTTTGTTGTTGGTGATATATTTCCAATTGTTGTTTCTGTCACAAGTTCTGCTGCAAATGTGACCCTTTATGGAAATTATACCGTTCAATCAGTAACAGATGCCAATAATTTTTCTATTAATGCGTCTGCCACAGCCTCCTCTGGCGGCACAGTAACAATGAATGGGAACTTGGCCAGATATGAATATTTTATCACTTACGCGCCGGCCCCTACTTCTGTAGGCTATGGCGTTGGCGGCTATGGCGTTGGCGGCTATGGAATAGGGACGCCTGGACCAACACCTATTGCTGCGGCGCCAATTAATTCTTCCGACTGGACGTTAGACAATTGGGGTAGCATCTTAGTATCGTGCCCAGTAATTGTTAATTCTGACGGCAGTTTTTCTGGCGGCCCCATTTATCAATGGGACCCAGTATCAAATAAAACGACTAATGCTTCAGTAATACCACAGGCGCCAGTAGCAAATGACGGCATATTTGTAGCGATGCCGCAGCGCCAAATTGTTGCGTGGGGGTCTACGTTTTCAGGCATACAAGACCCTCTTTTATTAACATGGTGCGACGTTAATAATTTTAATTCTTGGATTACAACTGCAACAAATCAGGCCGGCTCTTACAGAATACCAAAAGGCTCCAGAATTGTTGGGTGTATCCAGGGACCACAACAGGGACTTATTTGGACAGACATTGGCTTGTGGGCCATGCAATATTCTGGACCCCCTTACGTTTATCAATTTAACGAAATAGGAACTGGGTGCGGTCTCATTTCAAGAAAAGCCGCCGGGTCTATGAACGGCATCGTTTATTGGATGGGCCAAAGTCAATTTTTTATGCTTGGCAGCTCTGGCGTTCAAGTAATTAACTGTCCCATTTGGGATGTTATATTTCAAAATTTAGATAGAAATAATTTATGGAAAATTAGATTTGCCGCTAATTCAAATTATTCTGAAATTTCTTGGTATTATCCAACAACAGATAGCAACGGCGAGATATCGTCATATGTAAAATACAATGTCGCATTAGGCACTTGGGACTACGGCCAACTCTCTAGGACCGCTTGGATTAATCAGTCCGTCCTTGGCTCTCCCATAGGTGCCTATCCATTTTCTTCTGGGTCGGGGTATTCAAGTTATATTTATCAGCACGACGGCGTCGACCCAGCGACAGGGTTGTTGGCGACTGACGCAGACGGCGCCCCTATTAATGCCAGTTTTCAAACTGGTTACTTTGTTATTTCTGATGGCGAGTGGAAGGTTTTTGTTGACCAAATATGGCCCGACATGAAGTGGGGATATTTTGGACAATCGCAAAATGCCAATGTTCAGATTACTTTTTATGTGACTGATTACCCAGGCCAACAACCTAGAGTTTATGGCCCATATAATATGACTCAAGGGACTCAGTTTTTAACGCCGAGATTTAGGGGCAGGTTATTGTCGATTGGTATATCAAGCAATGACGTTGGGACATTTTGGCGCCTTGGTGCTATGCGTTATCGCTTTGAGCAAGACGGCAAATTTTAAATAGGAGGCTGCCACGGCTACGCTTGACGATATTCTCACAACACAGAAAAATGGCGTTATTGCCATTAATAATCTTAATCAGACCTATACCTATCTTGGTGGTAGAATAACTTCGTCTATTTTGACTAATTCAACGCTTATTTCTGGCTCTCCTGGTAGAATTGTCAGAGTGTGTGTCACTGTCGCTGGAAGCACTGTCGGGACGGCATATAATGCTCCTAATACGGCTTCTGTAACCCCATCAAATGTCTTATACATTATACCAAATACAGTCGGCGTTTATGATATTGGCGCTCACTTTTCAAATGGGCTCGTTATATCGCCAGGAACTGGTCAGTCTGTTAATGTCACATACTCACTTGATTGAGGAATATCATGCCGCTTCTTAAGGGTAGGGATCAAACAACAATCAGCAAAAATATTGCTGAAATGGTCCACGCCGGCCACCCGCAGCAACAGGCGGTGGCGGCGGCATTAAATCAGGCCCGTCAGTCCCGCGCAGACGGCGGCGAGACTGCCAAGAAAATGTTTGTTGGGCCAATTCATTCTTCCGTAGCCGGCAGAACTGACCACTTGCCAATTAATGTTCCCTCTGGGGCCTACGTCATTCCCGCAGACATTATTTCTGGCATGGGGGAGGGGAATACAATGGCCGGATTTAAGGCGGCCAATAGGACGTGGGGGAAACAAAGGTTACATGGTGATGAAACGCCTACTGAGGTTATTGTCGCGGGAGGAGAATATATTATTGATCCTCATAATGTCGCTTCTATTGGCGGAGGTGATATTAATATTGGGCATGATGAACTTGATAAATTCGTCGAATTAGCTCGTGCCGACTTAATTCAAACATTAAAAAAACTACCTGGGCCAAAGCGAGATTAAGGGGATCTTTATGCCAAGGAAGCCAATAGACGATGTCACTGTTAGGGTTGGGACGCCCGAAGACATAGACGGCGTTATGGAATTAGCAATGTTGGTCTGTAAGGAAAATGGTATCTTTGAGCCCAATATTCAGAAGATACTATTTGATATTTGGCCGGCCCTTAATCAGGACCACGGCATTATTGGCGTCATTGGCGCGCCGGGTGAGCAGCTAGAGGGCTTTGTTCTATTAAGAATAGGGCAAATGTGGTATTCAGACACAGAAATACTTGAAGAGAAAACAGTTTTTATCCATCCAAAGTTTCGCAAGGCGAGCGGTGGCCGCGCAAGGAAGCTCTGTAGATTTAGTAAAAGAGTTGCTGACGAACTTGGTCTGCCGATGATTATCGGTGTTTTGTCAAATCATAGGGCAAGTGGTAAAATGCGGCTTTATGAAAGTGAATTTGGGTCTCCTGCTGGAGGATTTTTCCTTTACGGGATTCAAACTGGACAATGGTCTCAAGGGGCCGCTGCGGAGTGAATTGAATGTGCGGGAAAGGATCACAAAGTGGCGGCGGGGCAGGAGCACTTGGCTGGGGTGGACTAGCCCCGGCTCAACAACAAACAACACAAGCCTCCCCCCAGGCCGTAGCCGCATATACACAAGCACTGAATATGGCCAATCAGGCCATTCAGTCGACGCCCTGGCAAAACTATAGCACCGACCCGAATGCATTTGTCGCCCCAATGACGGGGACGCAACAGGCTGCAATTGGCGGCCTGTCTGGCATAGCCGGAGCCGGCCAGCC